ATTATCCCTACTTTCCCAATAAATCCAACGTTGGTGCCATATTCGCAACAACCAGGATTTTATTTGTACCCACAAGCTAATGCTGGTGGTGAAATGAAATTACCTTTCTTTTTGCATAAGAATTGGTTAGATATAACCAGTGCAAATGAGGTAGAAAATATGGGAACACTTAATTTTGTAGTGTATAACCCTTTGAAAACAGCTGTGACAGGAGGTACGACAGCAGTAACTGTGCGTATTTATGCATGGATGTCAGATGTTCAATTGATGGGTCCAACTTCTAAATTAGTATTACAAGCTGATGAATATGGAACTGGAGTTGTATCTGCTCCAGCATCTGCTTTAGCCTCTATTGCTCAAAGTTTGACACACGTACCTATTATAGGTCGTTTTGCCAGAGCTACAGAAATAGGGGCTTCAGCAGTCTCAAAAATTGCTACATTATTTGGTTTTACCAACGTTCCAGTCATTAGTGATGTACATGGTTACCAACCTATGAATGGTCCAATGTTAGCTAGTGCCCATATTGGTACACAAGTGCAAAAATTAGCACTTGATCCAAAACAAGAACTTTCCATTGATCCAAGTCCACATGGTATTGGAAGTGCTGATGAATTGAGTTTATCGTATCTTAAAACGAAAGAATCATATTTTTCAGCAACTTCTTGGTCCACAACTGATTTAGATGGAACGCAATTGTGGAATATGCGTGTAAATCCTTTTCAAGCAACTTCTGTTGATGTTAAAAATACGTTATCCGTAAATGTTGGTAAACAAACACAGCATGTGCCTTTATCTTATATTGGTTCGATGTTTAAACATTGGCGGGGTGATCTTATATTACGTGTGAAAGTAGTGTGTACTAAATTTCACAAAGGACGTTTGAAAATTTCGTATGATCCACGTGGTGATATCACAACTACTGATCCAGCAGAAAATGCTGTTTACACTGAAATTTTAGATATTGGTGAGAGAGATGATGTGGAAATTAGAATTCCATATCACCAAGATTTGCCTTGGTTAAAGATCGATCAAACAATAGAAGATAATTGGTCAGAAGGTAATGCTTTAGCACCACGTTTGGGTATCGATAATGGTATTTTAACAGTGCGAGTTTTGACTGGCTTAACAGCACCGGTTTCAGGTTCAATTAATTTGAATTTCTTCATTCGTGGAGCGGAAAATTTTGAATTTGCAAATCCTGCTGGTCATATTGGTCCTGATGGTACTAATGTTGTACCCAGCTTTTTTGAGTTACAAGCTGAGGATCATACAGATGTAGTTTCGAGTCAACTTGTCATGGGTACTCCAGCAAAAACTGGTATTGAGCGTTATGCGCTTAATTATGGTGAATGTGTTGGTTCTTTGCGTAATATTTTGCATCGGTATACAATAATGGATACTGTTGCTACTGAAGCATCTACAACTGGAGCTGGTTTACTGTTGTATAGGAAGTTGTTTAAACGCATGCCTTATACTCCAGGTTTTCAAACCTCATGGCCTGTTAGTGGTGCAAATATAGTAGCATCTGCGGGTACAAACCCATATGCTTATAATACTATGCATCCTATGCCTTGGGTATCAGGTATGTTCTTGGGCTACCGAGGTGGTATCAACGTAAACGCAACTGTCCATAGTGACAAATATGGTTTCGTTGATGATATCAAAGTGGTTCGAACGACTGATACTGAAGAAAATACTACTGATAATCGTTATTTTTCGCTTGCAGATAGTATTAGTACTACAGCTACTCTATCCTCTAAATCCAACTTTTTAGGAAGACGGACTCAATATAGAGATGGTTTAGCTGGAGTGGCAATTACGTCTAATAAGACTAATGCCAGTGTAAGTTTTAATTTGCCAGATTTCAACAATAGGAACTTTTCCTTGGTTGATCCTTCGTATTATGCGTTGGGATCTTCAGTTGATGGCACCGATGAACAAGGTGCTATTCTGGATGTTCAGTTTAGGTCGCTTGATAATGCGACTGATAATGGGACGCGTAATGTCACTGTTCAGAGTGCAGTTGGTGCTGGCGTAGATTTTACTTGTTTGTATTTTCTATGCTGTCCGACTGTTTTCTATCAAACAGCGCGCCCTGCCTATGTATAGGCAAAATTAATGTTGGAAATACACCCTCCGAAAGGGGGGTGTATAGGTGCCTAAGAGAGCTTGACGCTCCACCATTCAAGCAGGCCCAGCCCCATAATATAGTTTGGGGGGGTTATGATAAAAATTGCTAAAAACGTACCGTTGTAGTCGGTGCGACGTTTGCAACCTTTAGCTGAAGGTTTAACGATAAAATCCACTACCGTGGTTGTCTTTCTTTCAAGAGTTTTGTACTCAGTGGGCAACCACTGAGGAAATTTTGCTCGGATATGAATTACAACATTTTCACGGATGTGTTTATGAATTGCACATCG